TCCAATAATATGTTGGCATTACTCTTTCTCCCAATCATTTCCTACAAGGACCACACAATCACCATCTGTTATGTCTCTATAGAGTGTTTCACCAAACTCGTTTTGATATTTTTCTAGTGGGTAGACGGTGACAGAAAACGAACTTTTGAAAGGATCTTCTTTACTTGGATATTCCCAAAATACATTAACAGTATATCTTGCATTATCTACCTGATCATGCACATCAAACCATAAATCTGTTTCAGATATATCCTCTAGCTTATTTCCAAAATCTATAGAACGATGTATAAAACCATCTATTTTTCTAAGAACAGTTTTAAGTATTCTATTTTCTAGATCATCACGCAGTTTCATTTTAAAGTCTCCTGTTTATCCTAAAAAATAGTCGTATAATTAGTGCTTTGGATATGTAATTATTGATACATCCTTACTCCAGCAAGCCCTACAAGGTCCACACTTATTACCTCTAGTATTAGCTTTACATAGCTTACCTAATGGTGCTTTATCTTTACAGACTGTAGATGTTTGTGCAAAGTCTGGAGCTTTTTGTGCATCTACTTTTGATGCAGACACTCTAATCACTAGATTAGATGGCTCCTCTCCATATTGTTTGCGGTACTGTTTAACTATGCTACGCTCTTGAGTTGGTAGCCAATGTTGGATCTTTGGTGTTAGTAATGCAATATCTACGATGTTTTTAAGCATCTCTACAGACTGTAAGTCTCCACTGTCAAACCATCTATGATAGCCATCTGTATTATATCTTTCTATTTGAAAGACCATAGCAAAGACCCACATAGACTTATCAGACTTCTGCCACTTGGTAAGATTAGCCTTCCAACCTTGATCTACACTAGGTCTTAATTTTTGCAATTTTCTTGCATAGCAAGAGTGGCAAGGTGTACCCTCTATCTTTGCAAGTTTGCTACCTGTAATACAAGCAAATGCATCTATTGCAAAGGTAGTACCCGGCATCTTTGTGTTACCTTTTGATATGTTACCGTATGTTTTAGATTCTTTAACTAACATAGCTATCTCCTGTTGCTAATATATACACCAAATGGGGCTACGTTGTAACCCCATTTAATTTATATATCAACCTGCAAATCTTGCAAAATGTCTGGATGGTTTAGATTTTTGAATGTATAAAACATTCTTACCAAAGTTAATTTTGTTGCAAGTTTCACCTGATCCAATATTCCACAACTTTTTAAAAGCTCTCCTGCGGAATAAACCTTGAACACCAAACACTTGAAAACGAAAACCTGTACTGCCATCTCTTAAAGGTAAAATACCCATAATATACTCCGTTGTTAAAGTTTCTAAATAATACCCTACAGTATCGTAAGATACTCTACTGTAGGGTTTATTATTTAGTTTAGGCTCTGTTAGACGTTGGCTCTCCCTCTGGGAGCTTGTCAGCATTGCGGATTACTTTGAAGCTACCTGAAGGATGAACAATCCTAATTGGTTTGCCAGCTTCATCAGCTTTGCTGAATATATCTTTACCTTTTGCAAGGGGAAACCATGCTGTTTTATTATCGTCTAATTTAACAAATGTTTGGAATGTAGCCATAATTATCTCCTATTGGCTGGTTGTTGAATAGTTCTATATAACTCTCTGTAGTAACACAAGGTTACTACTATAGAGAGTATATATAGGTTAGAATGATATTGCAGAAATATTTTCAATATTTGCTTCTTCTTCGTCTAGCGTAGCTAACCACCATCCTTCATGGTCATGAAGATCCACTGCTCCACCACAGGTGGAAGTATGAACTTGGTACTTTCCATCAAGGAACTGATCTACTTCAAATTGTAAATTTGATACTAAGTCACCCATAATAAACTCCTTTGTCTAGGTTTAATTAAAAATATGTAGTAACACTTTGTTACTACTACATATTTATTAATTATCTTTGTCTGTTTTTGTAAAGATTAGGATAAGTTTTAGCAAAATTGTAGTCTTCTATGGTTTCAAATATG